CGCTGAATATGTGGCCGGTCGGACAGCCTCGTCCGGTCAAGAATGATCCCGGCGCGCAATCGTCAACTGCTGTTGTTCCGCACAGTTATCCGGCCGCCGTGGCACCGGACCCGGTCGCTATCGAGCCAGCGCCACCGTTTGATCCGGCTGCCGTGATTCTTCCGCCATTAAGCCATGCGGCGGAAGAAATTGCAGCGAGACAATGCAAGGCCGCCAAGACAGCATGGACGAAGCACGCCAAAAACGGCCGCCCTGGGTCGTTTGCGGAATGGGCGGATAAGTTCTTTGTTGAACACGCCGAGGTTGTCAGGGCAAAGCTTATGCCCATTGTCGAAGCGGCAGAGGCGGCTACCGGCGAAAAGCTACGGGAGGTCATCGGTGAGCTTGCAGGGAGTCTCTGCCGCCAGTGGCAGGCGATGATCTCGGATGAAATCAAAGCGGGGGACGTGATTGAAACTTGGAAATGCGGATTGGCCGAAGAAATCACCTCGGCGGTCTGCGGCGCTCTCTTTGACAAAGAGGAAACAGGCAATGAATAAAACACATTTGCAAAACATGGCGGCACGGCTTGACAGCGAGCTATGGGCAATGGAGCCAAACGCGCTTCGGCAGTTGGCGGCGAAACTTGACGCGACGTCGGATGCCGAGAAGAAAACGAAGCCCAAGCCCCCAGCACCATATACGGCAACCCCGGATGGTTGCGTCTATGGTGCGAAACTCAAAGTGCCGCGAGCCGCCGGGGCGGTGGCCGTCTATCCGCTGCGCGGTGTCATCGGCCAGCATCAATCTTGGTTTACCGACGTTTCCACCGAATCCATCGCCGACACGTTGGGCGGTCTCGTGGCAAACGACAAGGTAGGCGCAATCGTCTTGGCATGGGACTCGCCTGGCGGTACTGTTTCCGGCGTCCCGGAACTCTGCGAGCAAATCCGGGCGTTTCAATCGGTCAAGCCGATCTACTCAATCTCCGACGCGAGTATGTATTCTGCGGCCTACTGGCTCGGGACGGCGGCAACCAATACGTTTGTCGTGCCGTCCGGCGGCGTTGGCTCGATTGGTGTATGGACGATGCACATGGACTTGTCGAAGGCTTATGACGAGATTGGGATTGATGTGTCACTTATCTCCGCCGGCAAGCACAAAGTCGAGGGCAACCCGTTCGAGCCGCTCTCGGAAGAGGCCCGCGAGGCCATTCAGGCAGACGTGGATGAGTATTACACGATGTTTCTGGACGGCGTAGCAAAGAACCGTGGCGTCCGCTCCTCGGTTGTCGAATCGGATTACGGCGAGGGACGGACCGTCCTTGCGAAAGCCGCGCTGGAGAGCGGCATGGTAGACGGTGTAACGACGCTCCCCGAACTATTGGGGGCACTCGTCCCCAAGCGACGGGGCAGCAGTGTTGCCGCTGCCGATTTGGCAATAGAACTCGCGGAGGCGTCAATGTGACCCTATCCCCACGCCAAACCTCCGTGCTTGTGTTTGTCCGCGACTTCGTGGCGACCCATGGATATTCGCCCAGCATCCGCGAGATCGCCGCGTGGCTCGGCATATCGTTGCACGGCGCGGAAAAACATATCGAGGCACTGGAGCGCAAGGACGCAATTGCGCGGACACGTGGCGTGGCAAGGTCCATTCGCGTCAACGGCGGGGTAGACGCATGACAACCTTGGAGAAAGCCGCCATCGAATGTAGAATAGTTGTCTGAATCACATACGGCATTGCGCCGGTCATGCGGCTGAGTTTCGCACGATTCGCGTAGTGTGACGGAGCCAAGCGTTTCGCTGAGACGGACGCCGCGCTTCAAGGTGTTCCGAACGTCAATCATGTTCGGGCCGCCCTGTTGCGCAGCGCCCGTTGTTGTTTGCGCTCTCCAGGGGCGGCCCTTTGGAGAGAAAGCAAATGACTAAACAAATCCATGAGTTGCAAGACCGGCGAGCAGCCGAGCTTGAGGCGGCCAAGTCGATCACCGACAAGGCCAAAGAGGAAGAGCGAGGCCTGACCGACGAGGAAGAGGCGAAAGTTGCGGAACACGTTGCCGCATCGAAGCAACTTGCCTCCGACATCAAGGCCGCCGAGGAAAAGGAAAAGGCCCGGTTGGCACTACAGGCCGACCTGGATGCCGAACTAGCGGACTCGAATCAGGCGCAAGCGTCCTCGGTGCGTCCCAATCCTGCCCCGCGCAAGGCACCAAACCCGCGTGTCACTGGGGGAGAGGCGGCAGGCGAGTTCGGCCATTTTGGCGATTTTCTATCGTCCGTCTACAGGGCAGCCGTCCAGCCGTCCATGACGGACCAGCGACTAGCCCCGTCGGCCGCCGCGCCGGGAATGCGTAGCGACTTGGATTCCCTCGGCGGATTTTTGATCCCCGAAACGTTCTCCTCGACGATCCTGGAACGGATTTACGAGACGGGCAACCTTCTGAGCCGCATTAAACGGGACGGATTCTATTCGTCACTGGAGGGCAATACGATCAAATTGCCTGCCGATGGCGAGACAAGCCGAGCCGATGGCTCCCGATCCGGCGGTATCCGTGGCTACTGGGTGGGCGAAACCGATTCGATTCCCGATAGCAAGGGGAAGTTCAGCCAGATCGAGTTGACGCTCAACAAGGCTGGCGCGGTCGGCTACGTGACCGAGGAGATGTTGTCGTACTCTCCGCTTGCCGGTGCCTGGCTCAAACGGAAGTTCGAGCAGGAACTCCTGTTCACGGTAGAGAATTCTATCGTGAACGGCAACGGTGCTAATAAACCGGTTGGATTGCTGGCAGCCAACTGTGGCGTCAGCACTTCGAAGGAAACCAACCAAACGGCTGCGACTATCTGGGGGCCGAACATCTCAAAGATGTGGGCACGAATGTGGGCACCATGCCGCAAGACGGCCGTCTGGCTGGTCAGTCAGTCGTGCGAACCGTTCCTGGATTCGCTGACGCTGGAAGGGCGATACGGTTCGGCGGCGACCTCGGTGGAGGGTATTCCGATGTACCATCCGGCAGGGTCGATGCTCAACACCGGAGAGTTTGGTCTCCTGAAAGGCCGTCCGGTCATTCCCGTCGAATACTGCCCGACGGTGGGAACGGTCGGTGACATCATCCTGTGGGACCCGGCCAGCTACATTATCGTGGATAAGGCCGGCGGTCCGCAGATGGCCAGTTCGATCCACGTCCGATTTTTGACGGATGAGCAAACGTTCCGCATAACGTATCGCGTGGATGGTCAGCCGACTTGGTCCAGCGCTTTGACCCCGTACAACGCGGGCGACACGCTGAGTCCAATCGTCAAACTGGCGGTGCGCGAGTAACGATTATGCCATGAGCGGGACTGTGGCCATTGTCGGCTACGGCCCCGCTCGGCTGCTTTCACTTTCGATAACAAAGGAACCTATCATGCGACTTTGCGAACAAACAAAAATTGTCCCGATTCTGGAACCGGAGGACCACAACGGTGGTGTCGATGGCGATAGTGTGTCGCTGGAAAACTACGGCCATGTGACTTTCACATTCTTGTTTGGGGAGTTGACCGGTGATGCCGTGTTGACAATCAATTCCGGCGCAACGGCCGGGACAAAAACTACTGCCGAGACGTTCAACTATCGGGCGACTGCGGCAGACCTCAAAAATGCCTCCGGCGACGCGCTTGGCAGCGAATCGACTTCGGCCGCGCTGACTCTGACGGCGGCCACCTACGAGGACCGCATGTTGGTCGTCGAGATGGATGCTGCCGAGTTCACCGATGGCCAGCAGTGGATTACGCCCAGCCTGAGCAGCGCGGCTAGCGAACTATTCGTGTCGTGCGTTGCAACGTTGAGCCAGCCGCGTTATCCGTCGGAAACGCCGCCCACGGCGATTGCGTAACGAAGACTCCTGCTGAGGTCGGGACGATGTTTGATCGGGTTGTAGTGCTCAATCTGGACCGGCGACCGGACCGCCTGACAGCGTTTCGTAGCCGCGTCCCTACGGATTGGCCATTCTGCTCGGTCGAGCGCGTCCCGGCCTTTGACGGGTCTGCGATTCCACGCTCGGAGATACCGGCGTGGTATGCGCCGGACAACAAGGAACGGTACCGAGGCGCGTGGGGTTGTTTTCAATCTCACCTCGGCGTCTGGCAAAAGGCTTTGGCGGATGGGCTCGATAGTGTTTTGGTTTTCGAGGACGACGCGGTTTTTTCGCCGGACTTTTCGGCGAGGGCAATCACCTTCGCGGAACATGTCCCCAGTGACTGGGACCAGATTTATTTCGGCGGACAGCACCTGCAAACCGACAAAACGCCGCCCGTGCGAGTCAACGAACATGTCGTTCGCGGCCGCAACGTCAATCGGACTCATGCTTATGCCGTGCGACGTCCCATGATGGAGTTCCTTATCGGGCGGCTTGGTGGGGCGTGGCCGAACCAGACGCCCGTGAACTATTACAACTTTGATTTTCAGCTTGGCCTGACGCACTTGCGCGATGGACGACGCGCATATTGTCCGACGCAGTGGCTCTGTGGTCAAGCCGCTGGGGCAAGCGACGTTTCTGAGAATGTGCGATTTTATTCCACGTTGTGGTGGAAAGAGTTTCCTATCGTGGAACCCGAGCGGGAGTTGGCAGGATGCTGAGAAGCACCAATCACACGCGAACGCCATCGAGCACTGAACCGGTCACCGTGGCGGAAGTGCGCAAGCAACTGCGAATCGACCACACCGAAGACGATTCGGATTTGAGCGCCATGATTACTGAGGCACGGCTCGACTGTGAAACCCGGCTCGGCGACGTATCGCTGCTGGACGCGACGTGCATCGATTACTTCGACCAATTTAGCGAGATGGACTTGCACTGGGGCCCGGTGGACTCCATTACATCCATTACCTACACCGACACTAACGGCGATACACAAACGCTTGCCACCTCTGTGTATGAACTAGGCCAATGGCACAGTATTGGCCGCGTGCGGCTGAAGTACAACCAGACATGGCCGAGCACGCGAAGCCATGCGGACGTCGTGACCGTGACCTACAAGGCAGGCTACGGCGCTACCGCCGCCAGCGTACCCGACAGCATCAAGCGGTGGATTAAGGCGCGCGTCGCGTGGCTCTACGCTAACCGCGACGGCGAGGAATACCCATGGCGGTTCGATAGTGTTTTGTCGCCTCACACCATAACGCGGGTTATCGCACAATGAGACGGACCCGAAAACGGAAAGCGAGAGCGGGGCATTTTGATACGCGGATCATTGTGTACGAACAGGATTCGACGGGCACTGCCAACACGGATGGCGAGATACCGGAGGACGCGAAGGAAGTTTGCCGCCGGTGGGCGGAGGTTTACCCGTTGCGCGGGCGACTATTGGACTTGACGACTTCGCTAGAGGGGAACGTCACGCACGTCGTGCGGGTGCATTACGACGATGAGACGGAGGCCATTACGCCGGCAAACTGGATCGTGCTCAGGAAAACATCAAAGCGGCTGAATATCATCAATGCCCTGGACCTCGACAACCAACATCGGTGCATCGAACTTGAGTGTACGGAGCGAGTGACATGAGCCTAGAGGGCGACTTACGAACCGCGCTATTAAACATGTCGGCCGTGACCGCGCTGGTTGGCACAGGGAACAGCGCGCGCATTCGTCCGTATGAACTCCAGGCGATCGACGACAAAACGGAGGAGCACATTATTGTCGAGGTGGACAGCCAGCCGCGAGAGAACACACTGGACGGCGCTGGCGTGATGATAACGGCTTCCGTCAACCTTAGCCTTCGCGCCATGACGGTCGATGCCGTCCGCACACTGGCGGCTGCTGTCAAGACCAACGGGACCACGCCTGGCACCGGCCTTGCTTGGTATGGCGGCAGTGGCACGGCATTTCAATCGTGGCTCGACGATGAGACGCATTCCAAGATTCGATGGGGAGACGACAGCAAAAAGGTTTGGCATACCATCGAGCAGTCGTACAGCGTTCAGTATTCGGAGGACGTGTAATGGGAGTGCAATCATCCAAGAGTTGTGTCACGATCCAGGGAATCGACGAAATGATTGCCTCGATCAAAATTATGAAAACCACGGTGGCTCGCAGCGCAATGTCGTCGGCTGTTCGTGCTGGCATGGCTACGGTGACGCGGGCCATTCGCAAAGAGGTCAGCGCTACGCCAACGAACACGGCACACGAGGCGTCGCTAAAAACCGGAATGCGAAAGTTGGTTGGCAGTCGATTCAAACGCGGCGGTCTCGACAAAATGCAGCGCATGCACGCAACGGTAGCGAAGATCGGATTCGGTGTCGGCAAAAAGAGTAACGCGCGCATGAGTCGAGGCGAGACGGAAGGCGTCGGCGTGACGCGCAGTACGGCGCATTGGTTCGTTCTCGGCACTCCCAACAGGAAGTCGCACGGCCATGTGCGTCCGCTTTTTCTGGACGCCGTACCGAACGCCGTCGCTTCTTGCGGCGAACAGGCGATGCAAGCGGCCGTCGCAAAGGCAAAGAAACGATTCGAGACGCTCGCGGCGAAGCGGGCCATCAAGAGATAGCGGGAGTGGTGTTTGTCAGTGCGAAAATCTAACCAAAAGTAAAAAGGAACCCCACTCATGGCATTTGTAAAATGCAAAGGAACGGCGCTCCAGCAGGAGATATCGAGTGTCTATACTGCCGTCGCGCAAATTATTTCGATTGACCTACCGGAGGCCGAGGCCGAGACATACGAGGCGGACACGCTCGACAGCTCCGGTGCGGGTATCCCGCACAAATCGACGGGTCGAAGCGAAGGCGGCTCGTGTAGCGGCGAATTGTTCTATGATCCGGCTCTTGCCGGCCACAAGGCTCTAACCGAGTTAATCCGCTCGCCGCAAGCGGAAAACTGGAAGGTCGTATTCGCCGACGATGGCTCCAGCGAATGGGCTTTTGCTGGTGCTGGATTCAGCTTCGGCGGAACCGTCGCGCTCAACGACGGCCTAAAGGCCAACTTCAGCATCAAACTGGATGGCATCCCGACTTATCCGTCAGGCGGTAGTGCCGCGTAACAGGAACGATTGCCATGAAATGTCGTTTGCTAATTGAAATGGGCTGTAGGCCGTGCGATGAGTTCCCGGATGGAACGAAACCGGCGGGGACGATTATCGACCACGAGGACGCCTATTGGCTTGTCCTAATGGGATGCGCGGAAGCGGCAGACGATGAGTGTAAAAAAAAAGCGCCCACGACACCGGAGCAAGCAAAAAAGCGGCTCAACGCCTATCGAAGGCAGGCCGCAGGCGTGCTCCCAGAAGATCGTGAGGCGTGGGACCGTGGGTTCATGCGTGGTTACAACGATGACGGTACGTGGAAGCCCGGTCCCAATGCGGAAGAGTTCGACGAACTGGAATGGGAAGCATACAAGCAAGACAGTCAACTTGTGCTTCCCTAAACTATCACCAAGACTGAGCAGGAGAAATTGTAATGGGATTAGCTAATCGGGATGAATTGTTACGGAAGTTTGGCACGACGATCAGGCGGTACGAAACGGTACGGTTACCTGCCGCCGGTGTGAGTGTGCGCATTCAATCGTTGACCGAGGGCGAATTGTCCAGTTACCAACGGAAAATGTGGGCGAAAGGCGGGCGCGGGCTTGACCCGGCCGCCATGCACTCCGCGAACCGTCGGCTGTTCGTGCTTTGTTTAGTGGACGGCTCCGGCAACCGGATTTTATCGAACAATGATGCCGACGAACTGACCGGCATGGATGCGGCTGATTCCAGCGTGCTCTACGAAGCATGCACCGAACATTGCGGCATTGACCGAACAGACATCGGTGATTTGGAAAAAAACTCCGAAACGACGGCCGAAGGCTCTTCGCCGTCAGATTAGCGAATCGAGCAGGGTGGATCGGGTCCATTGATGCGTTTTTGGACCAGTTTACGCCGGAAGAGTTTGACGAACGTTTTGCGGCGGAGCGGGTTGACGGCTCGCCCGCCGAATGGATCGAGCGGATAGCGGTAATCCTGAAACTTGGGTTCACCGCGACCGCCATGTCAAAAGTGGAGCCCGATATGTTTGACCCTTTGCGACCGCGAAGTGACAACACAAAGGCGACCCGCGGCAGTCCGTTTCAAGCATCCTCAACCGTGTCCGAGGGCCAGGCAGTTTCGCCAGCCCAGGGCGCGGCGATGTTTGCATCTGTATTTGGGGTTTCAACAAAGTAGCGCGCAATGGCATCAGCGGTCGGCAATCTGATTATGCGGTTTAGCGCCGACACGACGCGATTCAATCGCGGTGCCGGTCGGATGCAATCGACGCTTGGTCGGTTGCAACGGTCGGCGATGGGCGTTGCCAGTGCATTTGGCGTGATGGGTGGGGCCGCAACGTTCGCCGCTGCCATCCGGTCTGGCGAGGAGTACAACCGCAAGATGCGCGGTTCACTCGCCATCATGGGTGACGTGTCCGCCGCGATGCGCAAGGACATGAGTGCGGCGGCATTCGCCGTGGCGCGTGCGACGAAGTATTCAGCGGCCCAGGCGGCTGAGTCGTACTACTTTCTGGCATCAGCGGGCATGGACGCCAAGCAGTCGGTTGCCGCACTTCCTGCCGTCGCGTTGTTTGCACAGGCGGGCAATTTCGATATGGCGACGGCGACGGACCTTGCAACCGACGCACTTTCGGCCATGGGCATGACGTCGAAGGATGCGAAAAAGAACCTGACGCAACTAACCCGCGTTACGGATGTATTGACCAAGGCGAACACGCTCGCCAATGCTAGCAGCCAGCAATTCAGTGAAGCCCTAACGACGAAAGCCGGGGCCGCGCTAAAAACGGTTGGCAAGGACATCGAGGAGGGCGTAGCCGTGTTGGCTGCGTGGGCCGACCAAGGCATCAAGGGCGCGGAGGCGGGCACGGCCATGAACATCGTGCTCCGCGACCTACAGACGAAGGCAATTCAGAACGCCAAGGCATTCAAGGCGGCCGGAGTCGCGGTATTCGATTCGTCGGGCGAGATGCGCAACCTCGCGGATATCGTCTATGACCTGGAGTCGCGGTTGGATGGCATGAGCGATGCCGGGAAAAAAGCAGCGCTGATGCAACTTGGTTTCGCGGACAAATCCATCATTTTCATTCAGACACTGCTCGGCACGTCCGCCAAGATACGGGAATACGAGCGGCAGCTACGGCAGGCGGGCGGCACGACGAAGGAAGTTGCCGACAAGCAGTTGACTGCCATGCAAAAAGGCATGAATAAACTTGGTGCCGCCGTAACCAAAGCGGGTGCCTCGCTGGCGGAAGCATTTGGGCCAGAGGTACGGGAAATGCTTGAGGAGATTGCAAACACAATCCCAAAAATCACGAACGCCATGGGGTTCGTCGGCAAATCGTTCAAGGCTGCGAACGCCAACGTCCTCTTGCCGATGCTCATTAAAATGGCTGAGGCAAGCAAGGCAGTCAATGAAAAAATCACGGGGCCAAGTGTCGAGACGGAACATCTGGGCGTATTGATACAAGAACTGAAGAACCGACAAAAACAGTTTTCCGACGAACTGTACGGCGGCAAAAAACTTCCACTAAACGTGCCCGGCGAATCACAGCCGCAACACGGTCCTGCCATGCAATCCAAGGGAACGCCTGCTGGTGTTCCTGAGTCGCCATTCAAAGACGACATCGACGACATCCAGCGTCAATTCGACACACGAGGTATGTCAAGTATGGAAGTCAAGTTATTCGACCTCGAAAACATGCATGCACCTATTGAGATTCTTGAACGTGTTCGCAAAATCATTTCACAAATCAAGGCGGAAGAGTTTGAAAATAAGCTCTTGGATAAACAACGGACGGCCGCCGCAGAGATGCAAGGCCGCGTCATCATGCTTACAAAAAGCATGATGACGCCGCTTGAACGGTACAACTCCAAGATTCGAGACTACCGCAACCTGATGAAGGCTGGTGCCATCAGCGAGAAGACTGCCATTCGCGCGAATCTCGCGGCAGCCCAGGAATACAAAGACAGTCTAACAAGCAAGCTGGGGGGCAAGCCGGTTTCGAGTGGTCCGTCCACGAAACTTGCCGGGTATGCCGAGCAAGGTAGCCGCGAAGCCTATTCGGCCATCATGGCGGATCGTGCTCAGCGGCTGCAGGCCGGAAAGAAGAACGCGCCGGAGGAAAAGACGGCGAAGAACACCGGCGATATCAAAAAGGCCGTGGACACGATGAATGGCATTATGAGTGACCTGCGTGACCGACAGAATCAGGCTGAAGAATTGGGGATACCGGCATGAGTTGTATTAGTTTCAAAGAAATCCATGACGGGCGTGCCGCGAGCGACGATGTCGGCGACAAGGAAACGACAGTGTCGTATGTCCGCGTGTTCCGGGCCGAGACAAGCTTGGCGACCGATGACGCGACGGCAATCAAGGCACATGCCTCGTGCCCCAGTTTGGGTGCGGCACATCCCAATAACACTTATGCGCGCCTAAGGAATCGTCAATTTCGCAATGAGACTTTTTCAAAAAAAGTCTGGATCGTCACGCTTACCTATTCAACGAAAGGAACGGATGTATCTGGCGGTTCTCAGACGAACCCGCTTGATACGACCACGAGAATTACATGGCGGAGCGAGCAGTTTCAAAAAGTGGCGATCAAGGATAAGGATGGTAACGCCATTCTGAATAGCGCGCAAGACGAATACGACCCGCCGCCCGAGAAGGATGACAGCCGCTGGATAGCGACGATCACGAAGAACATGGTCGCCGTGCCGTCGTGGCTACTGAACTACCAGGATGCCGTGAACTCTTCCGGGTTTATGATTGACGGCCTCTCGGTGCCAGCGCGTCGCGCGAAAGTGCAGAGTATTGAAATCGGCGGCTGGCAGTTCCAAGACCCCTACAGCTACAGGCAGGTGACGATCGGCATTGCGATTAGCCGCGACGAGTACACGCTGAAGCCTCGGGATCAGGGGTTTAATAAACTGGTTGGCGGCAAGCGCGTCAAGATCATGATTCCCGAACTGGACGACAACGGCAAAAAAACGGCACGGACGATGGAGCCCTCTGTGCCCGTCGCGTTAAACGGTTCCGGCGCGGTGGTTGAAAGTCCCACGCTTGCCAACGCGCATTTCAATACGCATTACGTTTACAACGAAGCGAACTTTTCAGTACTCCCGTTAGTGTAGGATACGATCATGGCCAATGAAATCACGATCAATATATCGGGCACGCTGAGCAATTCGCCGCTGCAACGGACGTTTGTTCCGGCAGCAGCGCAGATCACCCAGGTGACGAAGCGCCGGGCTGGCTCGGCCCAATCGCTGACCTCGGCATGGGAGGCAGTCGCTTTAGGCGACCTCACTGCCGGGTATGTTTTTTTGACCAACCTGGACGACACATTCAGCGTGGATTTTGGCCCGCTAGAGGCGGGCAGTGGCGGCGACGGTGTCCTGTGCGGCACATTGCGTCCTAGCGATCCGCCCGCATTGATTCCCGTGCCGTCCGGCGTAACGCTCATGGTCCGCGCGTCTGGCGGCTCTGGGGCGACAGCAACGGTGGATATCGAAGCATGGAGCCAATAAGCCCATGTTAAAAATACCACGCGACGACGTTGTACGAGTGCTGAAGGCCACCCGGGAAGTCGAGCGGCGCATCCGTAGCCAGCCTGTGAAGCGCGCACGGTGGCAGGGCTCCAAGACTCCAATGGAACTCATGCCGCTGATTCTCTATGACGACGTGGCTCCCGGCGACACGAATAAGTACGCCTGGCAAACGAAGGTCGAGGGCGGCTCGATTGTCGCCAACGAGTCGGCCGACAAGGTGTACGTCCAGAACGTCTTCCCCGGCACATTCCGAGGCGTCGGCTCGAACCATAGCGCCGACTGGGACACGGACACGGCGTCGATGATCTGGACGGCGCGGGGCAAGGACGACAAAGAGCATATCGTATGTGGTGTCGAGCGGGCGAAGCGGTGCTCTGCTATTCTCACGGCCGACGCGGGGCCGGGGGCAAGCGTCAACGTGGACAACGTTGTTCCTCTGGACGGCGGGCTATCGCCTCTCTCCGATCCCGATTCGACTTCCGAAACTATCTCGGCGACCATGCCAGCGGCCGCGCGAGCGTTGGATAATGCAACATGTGTTATTGAATGGGACGAGCACAACGACGCATGGAAGATTCATCGCGTCCACGAACAGGCCCGCATGATTCGCGGTACACTGAGTGCCGACCTCGACACGACAGATACGAGCATCACAATCAGCAACCCGACCAGTATGGACGGTGGGCAGGTGCCGACGGGAACACTGACAGGCTACAATGTGTTCGACTGGGAAGGCGACAGCGGCGGCGTGGTAATCCTGGTGTGGAATGAGACCACCGACCATTACGAGATGGTTCAAGTCGAGTGCCCAGCATGAGTAAACGAAAACGCCAACCCGATAACTTCGCCCGTGACGAAAGCGGCTTGTGGCTGCCACGCCATGGGCTTGTCGGGCCGGATCGGACGCGGTTCGACTCGCGGCGGTTCATGCCTGGTTATCCGTGTTGCTGCGAGTCATGCACGATTTTCGAGGATGACTTTTCAACCGATGATCTTGCAGATAAGTGGACGGACCAATCGGGAACGTGGTCGATTGGTAGCGGTGTTCTTTCGACTTCCAGCAGCAACGCGGTTTTGACTTGCGATACAACCTACCCAGGCGGCGGTTTCCATAATCACGTTGTCCAGGTATCGCTCAAGGCATCGACGGGCGACCGTTCACGGATTATTTTCAGCTATGACTCCTCGGATAGCTCTTACAATTACGTGGAAGTGTACTGGAATGGTGCCAGTAGCTACATATACATCAAAACGAGCGCAGGTGTAACTGCTGCTACTTCAGGTGAAGAGGACTTCACTGATGGAAACACCTATGTTTTCAAGATATGCATTACAAGCACATCAGCTACCATAGAGGTGGCCTCGGCGTGTGTGGTGATTGGCAGTATTGATTCAACGACGACAAACGTAGGTGTTGGCACGGGCGCAACTTCTAATGCGTTGTTGTTCGATAGTTTCCTGTACAGTCGTCACGTGTCAGAAATGGATGGATGTCCCGATTGTTCACAACCCTGCCAATACTGCAATGGAAATCAATCGGCGGAAATCTCGGTATCTATTTCTGGGGTCACAGACTATGGAACTGGTTACCCATCCCATTGCGATACACCATGCTGTGAATCCGCAATGAACGGGACTTTTATTTTCAAAATGGAATGTGAGGAGTGTAGTGTATACGACTCATTTTCAGGCGTTTGCTGTTCATGCGATGAGGGTGAAAGTTCACATACCGGGTTTAATCTATATTGGTGTTACAACGAGTTTTCTGCTAACAATTGTTTTTACGGAGGGCAACTTGGACATTATTATTTTGTGTTGTCTCTTGCAACTATGATTTGTCACACGCAGGCAACAAGCCCCCTATGCGCGATGAGTTATTTTGCATACGATTTTGGAACGGACAAGCCCGACTGTAATGCTTTATATACGGAGAAGACGTTAAGTCTGGTCCGCTCGTGTGATGACGGTTATGCGTGCTGTGTGTGCGATTTTTCTTCGGCGGTAGTAAAAGTCCAGTACATATAGCCATGTTATGTAAACCCGACTCTTCTGAAACGTATTGCATTCAGTGCGGATGGCATAAGCCTTTGCGCATCGACGGTTGGCCGCGTCGCAACTGCCCGAACGCTCCCGGCGCTCCACCACGAGCCAAAGGCTCCGGCGACTACCTCCATGGCGCGATACTGAAATGGGTCGGCGAAGGACCAACGCGGGAGTGTGGCTGCAAGGATCGAATTACGAAAATGAACCGCTGGGGGCCAGCCGGTTGCCGCGAGCACTTGAACGAGATTGTCGAGTGGATGATGGACGAGGCAAAGCAACGCGGCTGGTGGCGATATGCCGTGGCCGTTCCGGGTTCGCGGCTGTTTGTTCGCCGGATGGTGCTGGGGGCGATCAAGAAGGCCGAGAGGGCGTTATCCGAACAGCCACGCCAGCGCGACCATGACGGCACCGGCGATAACCGAGAGGATGGCGCGGGCCAGTAGAGAGGTGCAAGTGTAGAACATCACCGCTGATCTAGGTGGTGGTTGTCAATGTTCCCTTCGCCACCTTCGCCCGGCATGAACTGCCCAAGCTCCATGCATTCGTAGGGGTTCCCCGCGAACACATAGCCCGCCTGCAAGTCGATTCCATATTGCGGGT